AGATCAGTTGTCTAGAATAGAAAAACAAGAGGGTGAGCTGGTATTTTTAGCTATGACAGTACCAGATTACGAAGTTATGGCCTACAACATGCAAGAAATCAAGCGATATATCACAGAACTAAAAGATGTAGTAGTCTATTACAGAACCGTTACTACTAAAGCAGGAGAAAAAAATGAGTAAATCACCGGAGGCATTTGTTTACAAATGTAAACTAAGATCTGTAACAGATGGTGACACCATTCGCTTGGAGACAATAGATTTAGGTTTTTCAGTGCAATTGCATAACAAAGCTGTACGCATAAATTCTATTGATACACCCGAATCTAGGATTAATTTAAAAAAATATCCAGAAAGAACAAAAGAAAAAGAACTGGGTTTGTTGGCAAAACAAAAATTAAAAGAATGGCTTGTTGGTGATATTACAATTAGATCTTATGGAACAGATAAATATGGCAGGGTATTAGGTGATGTATTTTGTGAAAAGGGCAATATCGCTGATTTGCTTAAAGAAGAAAATCTTGCTGTCGAATATTATGGCGGCACAAAAACTAAGAAGTGGGGAGAGTAAAATTATGCACATATCAGAAGAAGGCAAATCATTAATTAAAAAGTTTGAAGGGTGTGAGCTAGAGGCATACCTGTGCAGCGCGGGAGTGCCTACTATAGCTTTTGGCAGAACCAAAAATGTAAAAATGGGTGATACTTGCACGCAAGAACAAGCAGATGCGTGGCTTGAAGAAGAGCTTGAAGAATATACTGGATATGTTCTTGACGCTGTAACGCAACCTCTGGACCAAAATCAACTAGACGCTATGGTTGCCTGGACTTACAATCTTGGGCCAACAAACCTTCGCAGCTCTACGCTCCTTCGTGTTTTAAACGAGGGCAAAATGCAAGAAGTCCCACAACAAATGCGCCGCTGGAACAAGGCAAACGGAAAGGTTTTGCCAGGCCTAGAAAGACGCAGGTTAGCAGAATCCATGTTATTTGAAGGAGATCCAAACTGGCATGAGGTATAAAAACCTACCTGTGGCAGTATTTACACTCATAATAATTTTGCTCGCTATGTTTATTAATCTATACTTAACCTAGGCATTTCGGTGCTTAGGGTTGGGTAGCTACTATGTCACTACCTGGTTGCCTGGCCCGACTTTATAAAAATGAATGAAGTTTCTTTAAAAGATTTCGATATATTATCCGAGCAAGACAAAGCCGAGGCTGTAGCTTTGCTGCACAGATACGATCAATTAGATAAACAAGATTCTTGTCAAAAAGATTTTATTGGTTTTGTCAAACACATGTGGCCAGAGTTTATAGAAGGCCGCCATCATAAAATTATTGCAGAAAAATTTAATAAAATTGCAGACGGTAAACTTAAAAGATTAATAGTATGTTTACCGCCTAGGCACTCAAAATCAGAATTTGCATCAACATACTTTCCTGCTTGGATGATGGGTCGCAGGGGCAATCTTAAAATAATCCAGACCACGCATACCGCCGAACTAGCGGTGAGGTTCGGTCGTAAAGTCAGAAACATTATTGACAGTGAAGAATATCAACATATTTTTCCGGATCTACAGCTGCAAGCAGATAACAAATCAGCAGGAAGATGGACTAGTAACCAAGAAGGCGAGTTCTTTGCTGCTGGTGTCGGTGGTGCTATTACAGGTCGTGGTGCGGATCTTTTGGTTATTGATGATCCACACTCAGAACAAGATGCACTATCGCCGAAATCTTTAGAATCTGCTTATGAATGGTATACCTCTGGTCCTAGACAGCGTTTACAGCCAGGAGGAATTATCGTTATTGTTATGACCAGGTGGTCCACCAAAGATTTGGTTGGCAAAGTCTTAAAAAAACAAGGCGATGAAAATGCTGACCAATGGGAAGTGGTGGAGTTTCCTGCAATTATGCCAGAATCAGAGTTACCTTTATGGCCAGAGTTTTGGAAAAAAGAAGAGCTGCTAGGTGTCAAAGCATCTTTACCTGTTGCAAAATGGAACTCTCAGTGGATGCAAAATCCGACCGCAGAAGAAGGATCCATTGTAAAAAGAGAGTGGTGGCAAAGATGGGAGCACGAAGATATACCGCCATATTCTTATGTAATACAAAGTTACGATACGGCTTTTTCAAAAAAAGAAACTGCTGATTACTCGGCTATAACCACTTGGGCAATATTTAATGCTGGTGATGAAAGCGCAGATGCAATTATGCTTTTAGATGCCAAAAGAGTTCGAGTTGACTTTCCAGAGCTGAAAAGAATGGCCATGGAGGAGTACAGATATTGGAACCCAGACTGTGTATTGATTGAGGCCAAAGCATCTGGGACACCACTTACGCATGAATTGAGGCGCATGGGCATACCTGTTACAGCTTACAGTCCAAGCAGAGGCCAGGATAAAATAGCCAGAATGAACAGTGTGGCACCTATATTTGAATCTGGAATGGTTTGGGCCCCGGAACATGATTTTGCAGATGACGTAATTGAAGAAATGGCGTCTTTTCCATTTGGAGATTATGATGACTTTTGCGATAGTGCTACAATGGCTTTGATGAGATTTAGACAAGGCGGCTTTGTTTCATTAGATGAAGATTATCAAGACGAGGCCAGGCTTTTAAAATCGAACAGACAGGTTTATTATTGATGAAGATATTTATAACAAAATTTATCTGGGACGGAGATGAATATACGGGCCCAGATATACACGCAAGTAATCATGCTAACGCTGAATTAATAGCAGAGGCACAAGGGTTAATTCTTGAAGGAGAATTACAAAGCATTGTTCAGCTTGAGGATCTTGACGACATTAATCGACCCAGAGTGCTACACTAAAAATTATGGCAATAGAAAAAGCACTCGGAACCGAAAACAATCCAGACATTAGGGTACAAGGATCTTCTGTTGAAGTTATGCCAGAAGAAACCAGGCAAGATCAAATTGCCAATGCAGCACAAATTTTAGTCAACGAAGAAGAAATATTGTTAGACGATGAAATGTTGGAAGAACCAGCTCCACAGATGGATTTTAACGCTAACCTGGTTGACTTTGTAGACGAATCTATTTTACAAAAAATATCATCTGATCTTTTAAGTTCTATTAAGAGCGACAAACAATCCAGGTCCGAATGGGAAAAAACATACACCGATGGCCTGCAATACCTAGGCATGAAGTTTGATGAGTCTAGGTCACAACCCTTTGAAGGATCCTCTGGAGTAATCCATCCCATTCTTGCAGAGGCAGTTACACAATTCCAGGCCCAGGCTTATAAAGAAATGCTGCCAGCGAAAGGTCCTGTAAAAACAGAAATAATTGGTGCGAGGACAATAGAAACAGAAAACCAAGCTGAAAGAGTCCAGGAGTTTATGAACTATTACATTATGAATGTAATGAGTGAGTATGATCCAGAGCTTGATATGCTTTTGTTTTATCTGCCATTAGCCGGATCTGCATTTAAGAAAGTTTATTTTGACAGTGTAACGAATAAGGCAGTATCTAAGTTTATACCGCCAGAGGATCTAATTGTGCCTTACGAGGCATCTGATATGTCCTCAGCTGAAAGAATTACACATGCAATCAGCATGTCTCTCAATGAAGTCAAGAAACAACAAATTACTGGTTTTTATGCCGATGTTGAGATCTCAGATGAAACTTATGACGATGACGAGTCTGAAATTGATAAGGCCATAGATGAAATACAAGGTATTGAGCCAAGTTACAAAGAAGATAGAAACAGAACAGTTTTTGAAATACACACTGTTTTAGATATAGAAGGTTTTGAAGATTTAGATGCAGAGGGCAGACCAACAGGATTAAAGCTACCATACATTGTTACCATTGATGAGGATTCAACCTCTGTTCTAGCGATACGCAGAAATTACCAAGAGACAGATCCTCTTAAAAATAAAATTAATTATTTTGTGCAATACAAGTTCCTACCGGGCCTAGGATTTTATGGACTTGGCCTGTCACACATGATTGGTGGTATATCTAAAGCTACCACATCTATTTTAAGACAACTTATTGACGCAGGCACATTAGCTAATTTACCAGCTGGTTTTAAATCCAGAGGCATGAGAATTAGAGATGAGGACGAGCCTTTGCAACCTGGAGAGTTTAGAGACATTGATACAACCGGTGGATCTCTCAGAGAAAACCTAATACCTTTACCGATCAAAGAACCGAGCAATGTTTTAATGCAATTACTAGGCTTGTTGGTTGACTCTGGCAAAAGGTTTGCTGCGATTGCAGACATGAACGTAGGCGATATGAACCAGGCCATGCCAGTTGGAACTACTGTTGCTTTATTAGAACGTGGCACCAAGGTAATGAGTGCAATTCATAAACGATTACATTACGCGCAAAAGGTTGAGTTTAAAATNCTATCAAAAGTTTTTGCTGAATACTTGCCTCCTGTGTACGAGTTTACTGTTGGATCTGGAGGACAAGAAATTAAAAGCCAGGACTTTGATGGTCGAGTAGATGTGGTCCCAGTTTCAGATCCTAATATATTCTCACAAAGCCAAAGAGTTACACTTGCCCAGGAGCTTTTGCAAATGGTCCAATCTAACCCACAAATACATGGCCCCATGGGCATGTATGAGGCTTACAAAAGAATGTATGCAGCTCTAGGCGTTGATAACGTAGATTCTTTGTTACAGCCACCGCCAGACATGACACCGCAACCAATAGACGCTGGTATCGAAAATGCTGGTTTACTTATGGGCCAACCTGCCCAGGCTTTTGAACAACAAAACCATCAAGCACATTTAGATGCACATAGAAGTCTATTCTTAACAAGCGTGGTAAAAGAAAACCCACAGATCCAATCTATTATTATTAGTCATTGCATGCAGCACTTACAATTCTTGTCAGCTCAATTAGCGCAAGAACAAATACCAGAAGAGACACAAATGCGCATACAAGAGATCCAAGCACAAATGCAACAAGTATCTCCGCAAGAGGCACAACAGATCTCACAACAAATACAAATGATATTAGATCAATTTAGCTCACCAGTTATGGCTCAACTGACTTCTGAGTTCTTACAATCTATTGGTCAAGGTTCCGGAGAGGATCCGTTGGTTGAGATAAGAAAAACAGAATTAGAACTTAAAGATAAAGAACTTAATCTGGACGCTGAACAGTTTGCTGCAAAACAAGAACAAAGGGCCCAGGAGAAATTATTAGATGCAGATTTGCAGAAAGAGCGTATCAATGTGCAAAAATCAATAGCAGATGATAAACTCGATGTAGCGATAGATAGATTGCAGCAAAATGCAAACCTAAAACTATTAGAACTTGAATCAAAACTGAGGAGGTAAGATGACTACTTCATATAAATTAGAGGCCGCAGCACAAAAGAAAATAGAAAAAGCAATGCAGCGAGCAGAAGAAATGCAAGCAGCTGCAAAAGCTGAGGCTGAGGCTCTTGCAAAAAAAGAGGCCAGCGATGCAAGAATTGCTGCAAAACAAGCAATCATAGATGCAGGCGGAGTTGTACCAAATCCAACACCTGTGGTTCAAGCAGAGCCAGAGCCAGTGGTTGAAAAAAAAGCAAAACCAAAAAAAGTTGCAAAGGCAACACCAAAAAAAGCAGCAGCTAAAAAACCTGCCGCAAAGAAAAAAGGCAGACCCGCAGGAACCAAGAATAAGAAATAATGGACGACATAGCGCTGATCGATAAGATCAAAAGATTAATCGAGGCAAGAGAGAAACAAATACAAGAAACTCTTATGTCCGGCGGACTCAAAGATATTGAACATTATAAATATTTGCAAGGAGAGCTAAGTGCTTTATACTATATTGCAAACGAACTTGGTGACATATACAAAGGTTAATTGATGGCAGAAACAAAAATTATTGCAGACGCTTACATAGATCCAGAAGAAAAAATACTGGATCCAGAATTATTAGACAAATCACTTTTAGATCGCATGCCCCAGCCAACTGGCTGGAGAATGTTGGTTTTACCTTATGCGGGTAAAGCAAAAACAAAAGGCGGTATTGTTCTAGCAAAAGAAACAATTAATCGTGAGGCTTTGGCAACGGTTGTAGCTTATGTGGTAAAAATGGGCCCACAATGTTATAACGATAAGTCAAGGTATGGAGAAAAACCCTGGTGTCAAGAAAAACAATGGGTTTTAATAGGGCGTTACTCTGGCTCTAGGTTTAAATTGGAGGAAGGTGCAGAGGTTCGCATCATCAATGATGATGAAGTGATTGCCACCATACTCGATCCAGATGACATAGTGAGTTTATAATGAATGAACAAGAAAACACTCAAACAATTCAGCCAGAGGTTGAAGAGCTAGAGGTACAGGTAGTAGATCAAGTTGACGAGCAAACAGGACAATCTGTTTCCTCAGATGATGAATTAGAAAATTATACGAAAGGCGTTTCTAAAAGAATCAACAAGCTCAACGAAAGAAATAGAATGGCAGAAGAAAAAGCTGCAAGACTTGAACAAATGCTGGCCCAGAAAGAAATGGAAACAGCAAGCATGTATCAAGTGCAACAACAGACTAGAGATCAGTTGCTTGTTAAAGAAGAAGAGGCACTTGTGGCCAAGCAAAACCAAGCAGATGACTTGTATAAGAAAGCTATACAAGCTG